TGTAATGATAGTGTTATACACTAACTTTTATTACCTGTTAATTAGTTTAGCTCTGTCTGTTCTGTTATCAAATAGAGCCATTAACTGGATGAAGTGGTGCAAGAAAGATGTTAAGAAAGTTGTTGAAGAACTTAAATAAAAGAAAGCCTGAGCGATTAACTCAGGCTTTTTTATTACTCTTTTTTCTTAGGTGGTTTAACACCTATTTTTTCTGCTTCCTTGTCGAAATCTAAATCAGGACATTTTGATTTGATGTTTTTTTCAAACCATTTCTTTAACTTCCCGTATCCCATCGTCTTAAATTCAATCGGGAAGCCTCCAAACTTAGCCATTAAACGGTCAATTCAACTCTATTAGAAATAAAGTCTACTACATCACCCGTCTTTTTCTGAACTTGGAATGTGATAGAATCCCCAGCATCTAAAGAAGCCGCAGCTTTTTGAATTGTTAACGTATATGCTCCGCTTCCATCATCTACCGCAGTAATTGTTGGAGTAGCGAAAGAGCTAGATATAACCACAAAGTCAATTGTTGCTAATCCTTCTAATCCATCCTGACATCTTGTGTTAATCTGTACAGGTAAATCTCCAGAGCTATAAAGTGCAGTTGGTCGCATGTTTAAACCTACCGCAGTAGCTTCTGTCAATGCTAGTCCAACGTTCCAGCTAGGAACAGCGATGATAGATTGCTCAAACTCTTGGTAAGATGCAAAGTTCATATAAATAACTATGTTCTTATCAATATCTGCTTTTTGTGGCAATCCTTTAGTAATCGCCATGATTTCAGCCTTGAATCCTTTAATGACTCCGCTATCTTGCTTGTAAGCAATCATTTCACCATCAGCAGTTACGATTCTTACGCGATAAGTACCGCCTTTAAGGGTCTTAACAAGTTCTTGCTGATCACAAAAAGACATATCTGCATAAGCAGTAGCGTTAGGGATAGGCTTATTAGTAATAATATTTCTAGTATTATCTAATGTGGTAACCGTTGGGTCAGCCGTTCCTACTTCGTAATCTGAAAGTTTGAAAATGTACGATTTTAAAGACTCGTTAATTAAGGCTTTATTAGTAGCTGAATTAATAAACTCCGTATCACTTGCGAAGGATACGTCTAAGCTATCAATAATTAAATATTCTGCTTTACCAGCTTTCTTTAAGCACTCAACCGCACCGCTTGGCATTACAGAGTTGCAAATTCCACTCATATCTTATTTTTTAACAATTTAAATTATAAATTAATTTCGTATCGACTCTAAATAAATGATAAGGATACATGTTATCAAAATCAACATTATCATATCCCCACGTATCAAAAGAGTCAAATCCTGTACTTATTCCCGTAAAATCAAAAGAGCTTGCATTAACATATCTAATAACATCTTTGTAAGCTGTTTCGGTTGCTTCGTTTCTGTCAAGTGTAGGATATAGCTTTTCAAGATTAATAGAGAAGTAAATACTAACATCGGTTGTTATATCTGATGATCCTATGACCGTTCGATCATTGGGAACATCAAAAAATACAGTTGAATGATTAACATCTTGAAGTAATACTTCGCGATAGTCGTTTTTACCTACTTTAATTTCAGGTATTAACTTATCATCCCTAATATTTCTAAAACAACGCCCATTAAAAGAATTTTCCTTTCCTTCCCATAGATTACTCTCGAATAATAGTCTTAAATTCTCTATTGGCTTATCTATTCCTATCATGATAAAGTGTTTAATAAAAATCCATCAGCAAAATAACCGCTTTGAATCTTTCTTATTTCCTTTCCAATTCTACTAACCTCACCGCCTAATTTACTCCTTAATCCGATCTTTTTAAGTTCGTCAGCTCCTTCTAATTCAAGAATCAACTTATTAATATTATCGTCAGCAATTCTAGCATTACGATTTGATCGTAAACTTGCTATGTAAGAATCAATAAAGTTAATTTGACCTTGTAATTGGATAGCCTTAGAGAATAGAAACTTATTTTGAATGATCATATCTGTAAAGTCGTCAAATACTGTGATATCTAGGTTCAACCCAAATGTATTATCTGAACTATCCCAAGTATCCAAATCTGATAAGACCTCAGTAGATTGATTTTTAAAAGTTCCCTCTTCAATGTGCAGGTGAGTAATACAAGACTTTACATTAGATGATTGATAGTTGCGTTTATACGGTGTAACTGTTAAGCCGTTCGCTATATACCCAATATAAAAATCACCTTTGTAAAATCCGTTTGTATTGTCTATTTTCCAATTTAAAGCCTCCTCTTGAAACTTTGAAGATATCGAAATATCTTTTGTTTGAATTGGATCTGACTTGGCAGAATTAAACAGTAATAGCTTAATGTCTCCAACTCCATCAAATTCTAAAAGAACTCTTGAAATCTCAAAAGCAATATTCTTGTCTATTGCCGTTTCAATCTTAAATCCCACAAATCCAGCATTACCACTTTCAAGATCTACTTTATTATTAGTACGTTGATATAAGACCTGTCTGTCAATAAAGTCAGGCTTGTCGAATACAGTATCAATAACGTTGGTAATAGCAGAGCCTTCAACATCTTTCAATAACTCGTTAAAGTTATCATCTGAAATATCGATATAGTCCTGCGTTTCTTTTATGTAGTCAAGTTTTACGTAAGGATTAGAATTAAAAAGCCTACCGCTATCAGTTAGTAAGTTGTCAGAATCAAGCACAGGAAGGTCTGGATTGAAAGGCTGTTTCCAACCTACCAAACCAGATAATCCTTGTATTACTTTGTTTCTGTCGTGCATACTATTATACTAATGCAAATGCTTGAAGTGGTGTTTCGTCAGCAGTCGTTAAAGGTGCATGCTCTAAAGCTAAATCGATAGAAATTTCAACCTCTGTTTTAACATCCTGAGTATAACCATTAGATGCGCTTCCATCTTCTGCTTCCATATACTTATGAGTAGCATACATCAATGTATCAACTGGATTCATCAAAGTACCATATTCAGAAATTGGAGGAACAGATACGCCTTGTCTGTTTTGTCTTGGAATCCAATCTAAAGAAGCGATCATTCCCTCAGGTACTGCAATCCAAAAACCTTTAGTGTATGGAGTTGCTAAACCAGCAGCAGAAGCATCTAAATCAATAGACTTAACGAATCGAATGTTAGAAAATTGGAAACTTAAATTATCACTATTCCCTGATCCTTGATTAGCTTGCTTCTCAAACTTATCATATGCAACCGTATCACAGAAGAACACGTAAGGGATACCTTGATACTTGTTGAAATCCATTGCAGATTTAGTAATCTGAACAGCTCTATCTCCCTCTGTGCTTTCAGTAATTTCGAAAGCATCTTGAGTAGCATTAAAAGCACCTTGACGAGCGTAAGTATTAACGCCTGATCTGTTATTGAATAGATAATTAGATGCAACCGCTTCTAAGCCTTCCGCGAAGTTGGCAACCACTTGCCCAAACTCATTAGCAAGTTCTGACTCCATATCATATACGGAAATATCAGCTTGCTTTAAGTTATACTTAAACTTATCATCATAAGCAGTCCAAGTTGGGGTCAATGTTTCAGAATCACCTTTTACTCCTGTGTGGTTGTGAGTTCTTCCACCTGTTCCAAGTGAACGAGCAGAACGAGCAAAATAGTTAACCTCTACGGCTCTATCTTCTCTTGTTCTTAATTCCTTATGTGAAGGAATCATAATTTCAGCTTGTCTACGAAACTCTAAGAACGTAGCAGGCTGACGATAGCGCAATTCGCCAGAGTTGAATCTCTGAGTCATTAAAGCTTGCGCCTTTACTAAATTAGCTTTTGTGTAATTTGCCATTTTATTAAGTAATTTTTACAATTAAACAATTTTTATATTTATATCCTTGCTTCCCTGCTACAATTACCCACATAGCTATTAGTTAGGATACTTAAAGATACTATTTTATTTTACATTTTTAAAGTACCGTTTTTCATTCTGCTAGTCATTTCAGTCTGAAAATCTGCCGACCCTTCTGAATGTCCTTTATCTGACATCTCTTTTACAAATGCGTCATATGATCCAGCCGTATTGTTGCCAGTATCATCTCCACCGCCTCCGCCTCCATCGGCTTTTTTAATGTAAGGCTTGATAAACTCTTGCATTACATCACTTACGCCTAATGGGTTTAATGTTGTGTTATTCTTTAATACTTGACCATCTTTTTTAATCTCAATATTACCGCTTTCACCGTATCCGATATCGTAACGATTCTTAAAGATTAGAGCAACTTCGTCTTGACCAATTAAAAGCCCATCTTTTGGGATAGCTCCTAATATCTCAGCGTCTTTCTTTCTGCTTGTTTCTTGCTCTGTAATAGATGATTTGTAAGTGTTAAAATCATTCTCTAAGTTGCTAAAGTTAGTCCTTAATTTCTCGTTATCAGTTTCTAAATCTTTGATCTTTTGAGTTGGTTCTTTCCCAGACTCTTCAATAATTTTCGCTTTAAAAGCCGTTCCAAAATTATCTACTGTCTTTTTTTGATCATCTAAGGTAATGCCAAACTTCTCTAGTGCAGAATTAACTGCTCTTTTCTCTCCTACCTCTGTACCTTCATCGTATTTTGCCTTTTTTTCAAGGTCAATATTACCCATGAAAGTATCATGATCTTCTTTCGTCTTAACAATTACGTTGTCAGACTTTAATTCTAAACTACCACTTTCAACAGCCTGTGAAAGTTCATCCTTTGTTGTTGTTAACTCTACCCCGTTAACGTTTAATTTAATCTCTTCCATCTTTATTTATCTTTTAGATTATCAACAATTGCTGACTGAGCTACTCCAGCCGCATCTTTTAATCTACTAAGTGCCAATGCTTGTTCAAGCTCTTTAGCCTCTTTTCTTTTTGCGTTTTCTTTTTCACATTGCTCATGATAAATCTTAGTTGCTTTCTTGTCGATTTCCATAACAACGCCATGACCTCTACGCTTATCGTCGCCAGTTCCAGCATTAATAGTTTCTACGTAATCAGCAGACACTACCATCCCTTTTCTAACATCTTCAACGTGATCTTTTAAAATCTTTCCACTAGCTGAAAGAACATACCTTTTCTTATTCGCTACTACCATTTCCATCTTGTACTGTTTTTAAGTTATTTATTTGACCTTGAATCCATTTATCTCTATCTAACTTTAGAGAATAAATAGTTCCGTTTAATATTTCCTCATTTGTTTTTGTTTCCCACCATGCAGAAAACAATCCTTTTCTTTGCGCTTCTACTTGTCCGTAGATGCTTAGAACTTGCTCAATAGTGTAATGCACATATAATTCTAATTGCTTCTTAATTAGTTCTACTCTTAAAGTCTCAGGATCATTCTTATATTTAGATGTAATGTATTCGCTCAACATTCTATCTAAAATCAAACTGGAATCGCCTTTCTCTTTTGAGTTTTGATACTTCTCAATTAAGAACTCAGGAGGTTGAATGATATAATTACGTCCGTATGTGATTAATGATATTCTTTCAGATTTTGACTTGGTAGGCATTGCCCAATTTGCAATCCATTCCGTTAACTGCCACTCCATGAACTCAGCAACATCTGACCACACATTTAAGCGGCTTATCATTGGTTGAGTATTAAGAACTACACTCATAGCTGTTTGATCTTTCGCTTCACTCTCTCTAGTGCCCCAAATAGACTCAAACATTTCCTCAAACATATTATTAGCTTCTTCGTCGTACTTGTTCCATATCTCAATATCAGGAGAAATAAAACCCGCAAAATTAGAAGGAAGTTGAACTGGCTCATCACTATCTAATTGAATAGGTATAATAATTTCGTCTGTTACATCCTTGTCAAATAGAACACCCTTACCATTACACCCGCTACACGTTTCCGTTCCTGTCTTTCCAGTTCCTTTGCAGTCAGGGCAAATAATCTTAGGTCTAAAAGGAGTTGAAAACCCATTTAAGAACTTGTAAATAGTTTTAATTGATCTATCTCTTATAAATTCCTTTTCAGTTTCTTTAATATCATCAATTGGCGCTAATCTTTGACATTGTCCTAAGATGTGAATATCTGAACAAGTTAATGCAGGACATGAGCCGAAAGGATGCTCGAATGATCTTTCTTCGCTATACGTGAACGTACCGCCTTGCTCGATGAATGTATAATCTTTTTCAGCATCAACAATACGCCAAACATTAACATTCTGCTCGTTAATCTTCTCTTGCTTTGGCTCAAATATCACAAAGTATAACCTTTGACCGTTTGATTCATAATATCTGATTGTATCGATTGATTTGTAAGTAGGATATACTTCTATATCTTCTTTGTACTCTAAAAACACAATCCCATTAGGATCTACATTATACAAATCTTTAGACCAGAATGTTTTTAACCAGCCCTCAATAGATTTGCCGCCTCTTACATTTGAAACTGTTTTAAGGAAGTTCTTTTTATCGTCCTCGTTAGGGATATTATAAACCTTACCTCCTCCCGTAGCACTGTAAACATTCTCAACAGGTCTAAGTATCTTAGAGTTCGTATCTTTAATCGGTCTTGAATACTTATTTCTTGCAGCCGCTTTCTTAGTGCTTTCTATATGCTCAATTCTAAGAATCAAGTTTTTATAATCAATTCCATAGATTAAAGCCTTCATCTCCTTGTGATATTCGCGGGCATCTGCAACCCACTTAGGAACTGATAAGTATTTTTTAATCTTTAATAAAGCTTCTTGTTCATTCTCAAATATCATAACTCAAAGATAGTAAATTAATTTGTATATAGATAAAATCTATTAAGTGTAAATTATTGGTGCGGCTTTCACATATGACTTAACCTCTACTATTCCCGTTAATACATCGACTGAATCATCATGATCGTTCTTACCCTCTGCCATATAGTTTGTAACGTGATCATAAAACTCACTCCATCTGATTTGCCAATCATCAGGAAATACAATGCAACTATTAACCGTTGAACTGTTAGATTTTATTCTTGACTCTTTGTTTTTCGACTGATGAAACCATGAGAAAGTAGTCTTGTGGTTGCCTAACTCCTTTGTAATTCGCTCTACGTTCCTTGCAAACGATCTGCCACCGTTATTACTCTCAACCTTGCAATAGTTAACACCTACGTTTTTAAGCCTTACCGCAAGTTCTTTTTCTGTTATCTCGTTTCGGTCTTGTGAATAATACACATCTACTATGTAGTATAAATCTGCTTTCTTTACGAATGATATTGAACAAAGGTAATCGCTACCAGTATCAGCCGTATCTGTATAGTTGCAAATTGAACCGTTTGGAACGTCTTTAAATTGATACGTTTTAAATTCAGAGTAAAGTAACCCTTGTAATGGTTTTGGGTTCTGTAAGTATTGCCTATCGAAAATATTAATACTAGCCTTTGTTGTTCCTCTTATTGTGAATAGTTCTTTTAATGTATGCTTAAACGTCCATAAGGCTTTTTTCTCTCCATCTTCTTCGTATATGCAAGGCAACGATAACACTTCCCATTCTTCACTATCGTTCTTTATTAAATGACCGCACAGGTCATCAGGGTGAAGCCTTTGCATAATGATTATAATAGGAGTGTTTCTACTGTTTACACGATTCCTGATTGTGGAATCAAACTTATTATTAATTCTGTTTCGAATAGTAGAGCTTTCTGCATCATCTGGTTTTATCGGATCATCTACAATAATAGCACCTCCGAAATCTTCCTTTTCACTTATGCCCTTTATAAATTCTTCTATGTTTTCTTGTATTTCCTCATCGTCTACTTTGCCAGCTCCAAATCCTGTAACCTGACCACTTGAAGATGTTGCATAAACTCCGCCGCCTGAATTAGTGTACCATTTCTTTTTAGATTTACTATCTTTTTTTACCTCTATGTTAGGGTATAGCTCATTAAAGTAATCTGATAGTATCAAATCCCTAATCTCTTCCGAGTTGTCTAATGCTAGATCGTCAGAATAGGATAAGTGTATAAATTTCGATGATGGATTAATGGATAGCGCATGAGCGATAAAGTTCTTAACAGCTAACTCAGTCTTTCCATATCTTGGGGCAATGTTTATTATTAATCTCTTTAACTCACCCCTTAAAACTCTTTCTAAAGCATCACATATCTGCTCGTGGTGTTTATTTACCACAAATTTTCTATTGAATTTCTTCTTAAAAAAGTAACGGGTAAAGAACATCAATGATTTTTGAGTCTTTACCCTTGCTACCTTGTTTACTTTTGCTTTATTAGCATTCATCCTCTAGTGCATCAGATATGTTTTTAGCTTCTTCTCTTGTTACTTCTGCGTTATAATTAACAGTAGTAGACTCGACATCTTGCTTGTCTTTCAAGCCTAAATCTCTAGCTATAATATTAGGGTTTAGTAAGTCAGCCGCAGCGCCTTCAAACTTCTGAGATTTGATAATTGAGTCTATTCGCGTTGTGATACGGATAAAATCATCTGTTTTACGGTAGTTTTCAAATGTTGTAGGGTCTATGTCTGCGAATAAACAAAACCCTGTTACGGTCATTGCTCGCATCTTAGATACTTCTGCCTTTGTGATTATTCCTTGAGCGTGAAATACCTTTTCTTCTTTTAATGGATTACTTTCTACCCATTCGAAATACTCTAATGCTTCATTCCATAGCTCATCAGGAGTATATTTATGACTCCTTCCGTGCTTCTCTCTAAATTCCCAATATTTATTTCCCTTCGGTGCGCTCATACCCTTTATATTTACTAACAAACTTACAAAAAAATAGCCTCAAAACAAATTAATGCTTTGAGGCTCATGGATTGGTATTATTTTTTAAAGGTGTTAATGATTTATTTTAATTTATTTACGTAATCTATTAGCACATCTGCATTGATCTCGGCTAATTTTCTAACATCTTTATTTCTCACTTCTTCGTTTGTTAAATGTTCGCTTGGATTAAGCCTATATGATGCTTCCCATGCTTCAAACGCATCTATCAGCTCTTCTCTTGTTACTTCTATTTCATTACTCATTTTTAAAAATTTAAAGTTTACAATATGTACTTCCGTTGTCTGTTACTATGTAGTTGTCGTCAGTTTCAAAAATTGGGATTAACTGCCCGTTCTCATCTGATATTAGTGCGTACATGTGTTTTTCTGAATACTCATTTAAGCCTCCTAAATTCTTGCTATAAATATCCAAGAATGCCTTAAACTTATCTGGTGTTGTTTCTTTATACACGATAACATAACACCTACCAATACAAGAATTGCTTTGTTCTTGGTTTTTTTGAACTCTTCTTAAATTATACATTTGTTTATAAATTTATTTATCCCTACTTGGTTACGGCTTCGGGTATCCGCAAAGTGTGACTATCTGTCACGGGTTAATATTAAATCTTCAAATTCATCCTCTAATCCTAGTAATTCAACTGCCTTGGTAATATCATCACCTGTTTCAATATGAATTACTTTCTCTATTGCAGCACTTTCACCGCATCCAGCATATTCGAATGTTTGTGCTTCTTCTGGTTGATAGTAAAATGATACCTCGTACCTTTCACCATTGTAAACTATTTCTTCTTTCATTTTTTCAATCGTTTTTTGGTTTTGATTTCTTGGCAAACACTATCCACTTGAATTTCATTTTCCATCATCCAAATAGCAATGTCGTCATAATTATCTTTGTCCGATCTATCCTTCATGCCCTTAAGCTTCATTAATCTAATAATCTCGTCAGCGTGATCTAGAATCTCGTCGTCTAATGTTCTTGTGGTTTCTTTTTTCATTTTCTTTAGTTTTAATTCTCCACCAATATAATAGTCTTTATTTAATCTATCAATTTATTTTGTATGCTCTATAACATGTTTAAATAAAATCTTCAAGGTTATGCGTATCTAATCCAGTATATGTATGTATTAATTTTCTTAGATCTAATCCGCATTTCTCCGCCATGCTTAGTCTGTCTTGCGCTTCCATATTGTCGTTTTCCATGTTGTCATATACCTTATCCATTAAAGCAGTTTGAAATATAATTAATGCGTTCATAAATTCTCTATTCGTGTAGTTTGGTTTATTTTCTCCTCCTGTTGCAGTTGAGTTTTGCTCTAGAAAGTCGTTTGCTATTACTTCTAATTGTTCTTTGTAAAATTTCATAATGTTTTTATTTAATATTAGGGATCAGGTATCCTTTGTTACTGTAAATTGCTTTCTATAAATCTCATACATTCATCAGTCATACTTAATTGATAGTTATTTATCCTAAGTATCTCAACCTTGAATTTTCTCCTTAGTAACCTAGAACGTTTTGAATCCTCTGCTTTATTCCTTGCACTATCATGAATGCCTCCGTCAATTTCTATAACGATGTTTTTAGATGGTATATAAAAATCAACAACACAATATTTTTTAAAGTCGTCTAAAGTGTAAAATATCTTCTGAAATTCATATTCAATATCACACATTTTAAGCATTGCCTTAAATTTCTTTTCTGATTGAGTTTGGTTTTTAATCAAGTTATCCCTTATCGATAAAGCAGACTTTTCAAGAGATTCAATAGTTAGTTCTTTCTTTACTTTTGGCTTTCTAGTCTTTTTAGACTTCTTATTGTTGTCCCTATGTGTTATTTTAAATAAAATGTCTTCAGCTACACTATTACCCTCTACCGATTCTAGTAAGTTCTTAATTTCTGATTCGCTAATGCTATATCTTTTCTGTTTCATCTTTTAATTGCTTAGAGTTGAAGTTTAGGAGTAAATGGTCTGAATAAATAAGTTATAACAAACCCTTACCCTTAAAAAGATCTGTCATAACTTATCCAAACCTTTATTTGCTTGTCGTCTTGTTCTATCGTATAATGGCTCAATTAGGAAAATAAGTTAAGAAATCCTTCAATTGATTTAACTGGAATTTGATGTAAATAATACATCGTGTCTTTGTCTCAGATTCTAATGGTGTTTTTTCGGGAGCGTTCCATTTAACTCACATAGATTAAATGAAAAAATCCTGTTGACAGACCGCTTATGCGGGTAGAAGTTGTCAAACAGGAATTATATAAATGTAGTATTAAGTTCTTTCTAATTGATCAGACTTCTACCTCTTAATCATTCAATACCTCAAAGATACGAATAAATTCTTACTTATTCAACCCCAAGTCCTATGAGATTCTCTGATTGTTTCGTTTCCATCGTATTCGTCTATTTCGTAATTGATCCCATCTGGAATTTCAACAACTCTAAGGCTTGCGCATGCGCCACTTGCATCTGACCCCATAGACTCAACAACATTAATTAAGTTTTTGTCAGTTCTTGATATTTCATAATGCCTTAAATTTATTTTTTCGTATTCGTCATTGAATTTATCTTTTTGCTCTTTGGTCATACTAGCCCATCCATTACTGTTCGATATTTTATTAATCTCATCAATATCACTTGTGGTAAAGGCATCCCAAAACATATCACCTTTTTTTGGCATGTCAATAGCCTGTCTAGTGCTGCCTAATCCGCCTTTAAAAAAATAGCATTCCCTACCGTTCAATCTAGCATATTCTTTTAGTCCTTGTGGAGATAGTGAGAATCCCCCATAACATGAATTTATTACAATTTTCATCTTGTTTATTTTTAGTTTACTTATTCAACTTATCCCAATTCTCATCTATCCATCTGTGGCATTCTCTTTCTGTGCCTACAAAGTCCCTCATTAATTCCCCATTTTCTTCTAGGTTGTCTTGATCAAATGTAAAAATACTCTTCTTGACGTTGTGCGATGGTGTAACTACATAATAGTTTTCTCCTCCGTAGTACTCAGTACCATACCCATTAGTATAAAGTGGCTTTTTCTCTTCGATTATCTCCGCCCATTTGCCAGTTTTAAAGTCAAAAATTATATTCGCTTCATCATCTTGAATATATCCGCTTTGAAAATAAACATCGCTAGTTGCAATTATTGGATTTACTTTACATGCTAAAAATGGAGAATTAAATCTAACACCTTTTTTAAATCCCATCTTCTCAGCCTCTTTAATCAACAGCTTTTCAACTTCTTGCATGTTGGCAGGTTGCCAATTTAATGTTAAGTTTTCCCCAACAAAAACATTATCAAAACATTTCCCATCTATCCATCCGTAAGCTTCGAATCGTTTACCATGTACATACTCAGTAGTTATTAAGGCAAATGCGGAACCTCCATCGCCATAGTTATTATTTTCGTACCATTTTCCAGCCTCTAATATTATTCCCTCTTCTACCTTGCGATATTTAACCCCATCAATTGTAATTTCTTTTTTCATCTTTTATAGTTTATAAATGGTTTTTCTAATCCTTTATTTTCAAATAGTAAATTAACTGCGTTTCGTCCTTCTTCGCTTAGTTTACTTTTGCGCTTGCATAAATGAGCGTAGTCTCTATATCCAATTGAAACTGACAAATCTGCCTTTGCTTTAAATAGTAAATCTACAATCTAACCAGTTCCTTTTAATCTTCTGTCTATCCATTCTTGCTTAAAAGCGTCTAGTGTTTGCCCAGATGATAAAACCCCACATAAAGCCTTACCTGTATTTAAGTAGTTGGCTCTTTTCACTACAAATCCTTCTTCCTGATTTCCAAATGATCTTTGAAACGGTCTTACTACGTGTCTGCGTCCTTCAACGATTAACACTTTCATTTGTTCGGTTGCCTTGATTAGTTCTTGCATAGTTATTTATTTAGTTCTTTAAGTTCGTTATATTCTTTAATTGATTGTTGAAGTTCGGCATAACACTTTTTAAACTTCTCGTCTGCTTCGTTTGCTTTTTGTATCAGTTCTTTATTTCTCTTTACTAGTTCAGATATTCTATTTTCCATATGTTTAAGTTTTAATTCTCTGTAAATCTAACCCATTTAAATTACATTATCAATAGAATTAGATATTATCTATTAAAGTATTTTTTCAATAGATATTATTGATTTGTGGATTAAATTTATTGACCCTATATTTGTTGCACCAATAATTCAATTTGATAATTGGATTTTAATACTTGCGTTTATACTGACCACAATATCAGGGCGCATTTTAATATAATACTATGTTTTATGTGGTGTTATATTATTTAGTTTAAGGAGTCATTTATTTGACTCCTTTTTTTATGCACTAAA